GCGACGATGGCCGTATCGGTCATCATGGACATCATATCCGCCTTTGGCGCCTTCTTCACCGGGGTATGGAATGGCTGTCTGGCCATCGCGTCGGCTGTATGGGATGCTATTTCCAGCTTTGTATCGGGTGCAGCCAGCGTCATAGAAGGCATCATCTCTGCATTGGTAGATTATATTTCCGGTGCTTGGGATAGTGCTGTAGCGGCAGTACAAAGTTTTGCCAGCAGTGTCATAGATGCCATTGGCCAGGCCGTAGACTGGGCGATGGACAAGTGGAGCAGCTTAGTTAATGCCTTGTCGCATCCGATTGATACGGCTATCAATATTGCACAAAACATAACCCGTACAATCAGTGAAGCAACCAGCAGCGGTGATGACGTCAGCGAAAACGCCAGAGGTGGCATTTATCAGCGTGGGGCCTTCCTGACAACATTCGCGGAAGACTCGGCAGAAGCCGCTATCCCTTTAGACGGGTCGGCACGAGCTATCTCATTGTGGCAGCAGGCAGGAGCCGCGTTAGGTGTCATGCCCAAAACGCCACAGCGGATGAGTGCAGGAACAGCCAAAGCCCCGTCGTACAGCAACAGCAGCATCACACTGGATTTCCGGCCGACTATCAACGTCCAGGGCGGCGGTGACGTCGCTGATGTCGTCCGTCAAGCCTTAGAGGAACAGGCGCGTCAATTCCAGCGGGAACTGCCTAAAATGTTGGATAGAGTATCCGCAGGACGGAGGCGGTTGAGCTATGAATAAGTACACGACAGTCCAGGGGGACATGTGGGATGCCATTGCATATAAAATTTTCGGCAATGAGCTTTATATGAATGAACTGCTGGAAGCGAATGAAACGTACCGGAACACGGCTATTTTTCCAGCAGGGATTACATTGAACATCCCGGACATCAATGTAATCCAGTCATCCAAGATTTTGCCACCATGGAAGCGGTGATGCTATGTCTTTAGAAACAATTAAAGCCAAATTAAATGAATGGAAAAAAGAACTGACGCCGGGGACATTCCTCGGACGCCGGGCTTATGCTCAAATACTGTATACGCCGGCAGGCGAAACAGAGAGCAAAGACATATCCGAAGATATGATGAAGTATCTGCTATCCATTGAAGTGACGGACAACCTGTCTGGACAGGTCGATGACATGACAGTTACCTTGGAAGACAGGGCGCAGCTGTGGCAGGACACATGGTATCCGGAACCGGGGTCCAAATTGGACATTACCCTTTATACACTGAACAAAAACGGCGTCAACGAGGGTATCAAAGAATTGCCAGTCGGAGAATTTGAAGTTGATGAAATAGAAATCAACGGGATGCCGACGACGGTACAAATCAAAGCCGTCAACGCTATTGCCGATACGTCATTGCGAGGCATTAAGCAGAATCAATCATGGGATAATATCAGTCTCTATAAAATCGCCAATGACATTGCCTGGAGAAATGGCATGTCGCTGGACTATGAGCCGGGAGACCAGAACAACCCATCGTATGAGCATGTCGAGCAGTCAGACGCATCAGACCTTGAATTTTTAAAAAAGCTATGTGATGATGCCGGCCTGGATCTGAAAATATCGACCAAGACCATTATCATCCTCGATGAATACCAGCTGGAAACCCAAGAGCCGCTGATTGTATTCTGGCGGCCAGGGACTGCCTCGTTTTCTGAGCAGACGAGTGATGATGACGTATCGCCTGAAAATCCGCTGAACTTTACGGATTTCCTGTCCTACTCAATGAAAGCCAAGACTCGTGACATTTATCGGGCCTGCCACGTTAAATACAAGCAGGGCAAGAACAAAGAAGTCATCGAGGGCTACTTTGAAGCCCCGAATAAGCAAACGGGGCTGACGCTGGAAGTGAATGAACAATGCGACACAGTGGACGCCGCAAATAAGCTGGCCAGGAAAAAATTGCGAGAACAGAACCGGGATGAAATCACGGCATCCTTTAGCCTGTACGGCGACTTCCACTTCATGGCCGGCATTGTCATTGGTTTCATGAACTTCGGCGCCTTTGATGGAAAATATATCGTCACAAAGGCAACACACAGCCTGGGAAATGGGTATGTACTCAGTCTGGAAATGAGGAGGTGCCTCGATGGATACTAACATCAAAAAGCTATTAGAAAACCTGATATTTTATGGCACTGTATGCGCACTGACTCCGAAAGACGGAACCGTGCGCGTGTGTCGTGAAGATAAAAGAAACAAGGTAACGAACGATATGTTCGTCCTTCAACGCGGCTCATCGGAATCGAAAGATTTCTGGATGCCGGCTGTCGGGGACCAAGTGCTCTGCATACAGATGCCGAACTTTTCGGGTGCCGGCGTAGGCGACGGATTCGTTTTGGGGACCTTCTTCAGCAGCACTGACGAACCGCCAGGCGGGGCCGATGCCAATACACGGGTCATCGACACGCCGGGAAACCTAAAAATCAATGTTGGCGGGGCTTTGCAGATTAACGCTTCCAGTGGAGATGTGGTAGTCAACGGCATATCACTCGTGTCGCACGTACACGGCGGCGTCACGCCGGGCGGCAGTAAAACGAGCACGCCAGAATAGGAGGTGCTATGTATATCGGATATATGGGCAGTCTGCCATTCATCGTATCGTCACATTATCTAAGGACACCGGCCAACTATCAGACCGAGGCAGGAAGTCGCTGGCAGGACCATGACATTATATATCATAAGCCGGTCAGTGAGTTCATCGGGCCGAAATTACGAACAATCACCTTTGACCTTATCCTCACAGCATCGCATAACATTGCGATAAAAAAGGACTTGGCCACGATGAAGGAGATGTGCGAAAACGGCACCGTATTCCCGCTAATCATCGGGATGCGGCCAGTCAGCCAAAACTATTGGCGCCTGGACTCCATGTCCGTTTCGGACACGTTTTTCAGTTCCGTCGGGGCATTGATTTGGGCTAAAGTAAACGTCAAGCTTGTCGAGTACGATGATAGCAACTACCAGGAAGAAAAATCGAAACTGAACCTTTATGGCAGCATTGCCAACGGGATATTGACCGTATTTAGATAGGAGGTATCCATGGAATATGTTGTAATGCCAGACGCCAAAACCATTGATTTTGCGCCAGCAACGAAAATCGAAGAAATATTGCAGAACGTCCGGACCATCTTAGGGACTGTAAAATTCTCAGTGCCACTTGATAGGGAGTTTGGAATTTCCGGGGATGCCGTAGATAAGCCCATGCTACAAGCAGAAGCGATTTTGTCGAGTGAAATCTTTGCTCAAATCAAGCGCTACGAGCCGAGGGTAAGCATTACAGAAATAACATTCACTGGCGATATCAACGGACGACTTATGCCGAAAGTGACGGTGAAAATCAATGAAACTAGCTGATTTACCAGACATCGAATTCGTAGACGGCGATGCGGAGAAAATCAAAGCTGCCGTCTTTAACGACTATACCAGCATAACTGGCCGGACTCTAGCTCAGGGCGATCCGGTACGACTGTTCTTGCTGGTTGTTGCCGAAGCTTTTATCCGGATTGTAAACAATCAAAATTACATTGGCAAACAGAATTTGCTGAAATATGCATCAGGTGGAAACCTGGACAACCTCGGCGCCTTTTCCGATACGCCGCGAATACCGGCATCAGCCGCAACAACAACGCTGCTGATTACGTTGGCAGCTAAACGCGAACAGGAAACTATCGTAAGATCCGGAACGCGCGTAGCGACAGATAACGGCATTTATTTCGCAACCAACGAAGATGCGGCCGTCCTGCCCGGGAACCTGACAATGACGGTAAAAGCAACATGCCAAACTGTCGGTACAGTTGGAAATGGGTTTCTCCCTGGCGAAATCAAATCCATAGTTGATCCAGTGGCTTATGTGGCTTCCATCGTCAATACGACGACCAGCGCAGGCGGCGCCGATGAAGAGTCAGATGACGACTATCGAGAACGCATCCACGAAGCGCCGGAACACTTTTCCACGGCTGGGCCGACAGGGGCTTACGAGTATTGGGCGAAATCGGCCAATAGCGGTATCATCGATGTCGCCGTAACCAGTCCCAGTGCCGGCACCGTTGAAATACGGCCGCTCATGACCGGCGGGACACTGCCGAAACAGGAATTGCTTGATGCAGTAAAAACGGTGGTATCCGCAGATAAAGTTCGACCCTTGACTGACAATGTATCTGTCGTCGCCCCGGATGAGGTATCCTATGACATTGCGATGACGTACTATACCGACACTGGAACAGCGGAATCAACAATCAAAGACGCTGTAGCTCAAGCCGTAAATAACTATCGCTTGTGGCAGAAATCTAAAATTGGCCGCGACATCAACCCATCACGGTTAATTGCCGATGTAATGGCCGTCGCTGGCGTAAAGCGCGTCACCCTCACAGCGCCGACTTATACTGTGCTGACAGACACGCAAGTAGCCCAGGATAAAACGACATCTATTGTCCTAGGAGGGAGTGAAGACGAATGATAGACGCGGATTACAAAATCGCAAAACATTTGCCTGAATCCATCGACAAAGCCCCTGTGCCGGATTTGGCCCAGGCAGTTGATATGGCACTATCTGGCATTAATTCAGACTTATTATTGATTTATCCCGCTATCGACAATTTGCCAGAAGCGCTGATTGATCATTTAGCAGTGCAAATGCATGTAGATGAATATGACGATTCCGACTTGACGGCAAAAAGGAAACAAGTCAAAGCGTCATTCTTGCTACATAGATACAAAGGAACAAAATACGCTGTACAGCAAGCCATTACTACTGTACATAAATCAGCGCTCATACAAGAATGGACAGAATACGGCGGAGATCCGTATCATTTCAGAGTCAAACTATCGACTGGCACTTTAGGCGACGCAACGATAATTGATAAAATGACACGAGCAATTAACGCATACAAAAACGTCAGGTCATGGCTAGACTATTTTGTCATATTTGCCAGCAATCCGTTTAAACTCAATAGTTGCAAACGAGATGATTCATACATTCCAGAGACGCATAAAACAACATGGATAACGGAAATTGTTTTTAAAACAGGACTAAACAAATCATGCGGCACAGTAGAAAGGACAGAAAATAACGTAGTCCGAATCGAGCACCACGAAACTATATTTTCGGGGAAAAAGATAAATGGAAAATTTAGACGCATAGACCTGAACAACAGCCAGTCATATAAAAAGCAGTGGACTACCACCCAAACTACTCAGAAAAAGAAAAAAACATTTAACACCGGAGGATACTTCCTAAACAACGCTGGAATTACTCGAATAAAGAAAATCGACATTGGATATGACAAGGAGGTCATCGAAAAGCAGTTCACACGGGGAACCACGAACAATGGAGCAGTTCAAATTAGCTCCAAAGACCAGGCACTGCATATAACACACAGATGGAAAACCTTCAAAGCCGATACGATGAACGGGGAAAAAGATATCCGCTTAAACGGCGGGCAGGTTCAAAAATATGAAAAAAGCGAAGTAAAAATAACACATACGACAATGAAAACCTTCATCGGCGCGCTCACCAACGGGAGGCGGTTGACTAATAATACCCCGACCACCACCATACGTCGGACAGTCCATACGCCCATCTATAAAAATATTATACAGAAGCCTGGAGCCACACTGCTAAATATGACGGATCATACAACAAAAAAAAGAGCAGTTGAAACAATCATCCCGGGGAAAATCATCAAGCGCTTTTCGCCAACAAAGGGGGTGATTTTAAATAGTCATGCATTGATGGGATACATTAAAATTCAGAAAGGATAATGAACATGAGTGAAGAGATAGTAAAATTTCAGGGCGATACGACAGCTCGTGAGCTTTGGGAAAATGGACCAACCGTGTCGACCGGCCTTTCCAGAGTCTTGAGCCCCAATAATCGGAACTTCGGTTTAGTGGCCTTTCAGCAAGCGAAGCCGATACTGGATTCCGAATTAAACCTGATGCAACAGATTCAAAATAAGTTAAGAGCCGACATCCTGCGGACAATCATGTCTTCAGGCATTATTAGCATGGACGTCCATGCGGGTATTACGGACAAGAAAAATACGTTGAGGATTTCCGGCGCAATGGCGTGCGTCAATGGCTGGCTACTAACACTTTCCGGAAGCAATCGGAACGATGCTGCATCGGACATTGTTTTTCCGGCAGCGCCAAACAGCGGCAGCCGCGAGGACCTTGCATTCGTAGAGTGTTGGTTTGAAGAAGTCGCACCGTCCGGCAGTCCCGAGGATGATGACGAGAACGTTTACCGCTATGGCGGCATCGCGTCTGGGACGCTTGCCAACGATTTGCAAGACAACGTGGCCGGCGCTGAGACGACGCGACGCATCCAGCTACGCTGGAACTTCCGCACCGTCACGGACGTGAATTTCACGACCTACCCTAAAGGCGTCGACAATGGTGACCGCGTAAAAGCGCGGGCCGGAGCACAGAGCGACACGAATTACACTTTCGGCAGCGTCGGCAACGGCCTGTATCGTGCGGGTGACGGCTCTAGCGCCGCGTGTACGGCACTTAGGTGCGTTGACGGCTACGTCTACGCGCTGCCACTTTTCCGCGTCCATCGCCGCAACCAGACGGCGTATAATGCGACGGACAATAAAGAGGGAGCGCCGGCCTACAACAGCGGCACGCAGATTGCTACGGGGCTTTATCATGACGTCATCGCCGTGCAGGACGTTTCGCCACTTTATCCGATTGCCTCGGCCTACGAGCAGAGCGCGAACCGCGAGAGCGACCAGGCCGTACTTAAAGAGCTTTTTCAGGCCGTCCATCAGCAGGCCGCGGAGCTGACGAACTGGAAAACGCAGCGCATTCAGCAGGGCACGGCAACGATTTACAATAAATTCGTTGTCGCAGGCGGCATTATCAACGCTATCGACGGCACGCGAAACGTCAAGATTACGCGGACTGGCACGTACAGCGCGGCAAACTATTCGCTCATGTATGTAGACGGAATGCTCGTCTCCATCTACGACACGCAGGACAGCGTAGCGACAGTGCCAACGAACAGTGGCAGTGCGGCGGCCAACTATTATGCCTACGTCGACAACGACGGAGACAAGTATAAAGTCAAGGTTGCAGACAGCGTGCCAGACGGCAAGCTTGGACTTTACCGCATCACAATTCCGGCCGGGGACACCGCGGCAAATCTCAACAACGCGAAATTCACCGACATTCGGCGCGTCGAGTCGCACTACAGCAATTATTACGGAACGATTCCCGCGACCGCGGTCACGCTGCCATACGCGGCAATCGGGAGAGATTACTCGGTCGCACTCAACATCGAAAGTACGGCTTACAACCGCGATACGGTGCTTGAAGTTACGGGCAAGAGTCCGAACGGCTTTACGATTAAGAGCCACGGCGTCGCGGATAACGTCGTCGTGCGCTGGACGCTGACGCAGCCGAACGCATAAGCATAAGAGGAGGCAGAGAATATGCTGGTTAAGAGAATCCCTAAGAAGTGGGGAAAAGCGGAGTACGTGCCGTTTAAGGTCGACGGCACGACGCTGTACGCAGGGCAGGGAGAGAATACGGTCCACGCCGATCTGCAAGAAATTCAGTCGGATATGGCGCAGACCGTCTACATCATGCAGGACTATTCGGGAACCTTAAGCGTCGGCTTCAATTCTTATCTCCCGTACATCTTGCTTATGGCGGAGATTCCTCCGTATCAGATGCAGATGGTCGACACGGGCGAGAAGAACAAAGACGGCGATGAGCAGTACAAACCTGAGCGCGTTCCGATTGACATAGACAATATTCAATTCACGCTTTGGCCTATGCAGGTCGCCATCGAGTCAGAGAGCGCGGCAGCCAACACGACAATGGAAAGCGCAACCACGACCACGGCAGCAGAAACCACGGCAGATACGAAAGGAGAATAATCAAAATGGAAAGTTTCATCATTGACAAAGACCGCAAAGCCATTGAACACGCGAGCGGCGGCAAGAACACACTTGTATACGACAACGCGGGCAACCCGTCCGTCATGGTCGTTATTCCGAAATTCAACCTGGAAGATGTTGACCCGTCCGGCACGCTCGGCACGGGCACGCACCCGGCTTTTATTGTCCACGGTAAAGAAGTTCCAGAAATTATGATTTCTAAATATCAGAACATCGTAGTCAGCGGTCGCGCGTACTCTCTTGCGCACGAAGATCCTGCGAACTGGATTAACTTTGACGCATCGAAAGCCGCTTGCGAAGCGAAGGGCCGAGGATGGCATCTGATGAGTCGTCTTGAATGGGCAGCCATCGAGCAGTGGTGCCATAAGAACGGCTTTATGCCACGCGGCAACACGAATTACGGCAAAGCTCACGACGCGGCGCACGAACACGGCGTCACTAGCGGCGACAGCAGGACACTCACGGGCAGTGGTCCACAGAGCTGGAACCACGACAACACGCCATATGGCATTTCTGACCTTTGTGGCAATGTTTGGGAGTGGAACGACGGTTACAAGACGGTTGACGGCAAGCTGTATGCGGTCGGTGAAGATGGCGTAGTTATGAATAATTTTGACAACCAAAATGCCTATAAAAACTTGACCGGATTTGTCGACCTCGGGACTTGCTACAACTCGACTGTTGCGGGCGACGCGAAGAAGGAAAACCACGATATTGGTAAGTACAATCTCGCGGCAACCGTTACGAATAAGCAGTACACCGGAGGTTCGACCGAAGAATATTACGCGGAGAACAGCAGTAAAATCATCGATGTCGCTGCGGCTTCCGGCTTCACGATTCCGAAGAGCGTTTACCAGCTCGGCATTGCGCTTCCTTCTACGTGGACCGATATCGACGACTATTCTTGGGTACGCAATTACGGCGAACGGCTCCCGATCGCTGGCGGCGATTGGAGCCGCGGTTCGGGCGCGGGAGTTTTCGCGCTGCACGTCAGTCACCGTCGGTCGGACGCGAGCGGCAGCATCGGGTTCCGCTCCGCTTACATTGCGATTTGAACCTTGTCACTTGTGTTTTGCAGGCGCGGGCGATAGCCCGTGCCCTTACTTCAGAGAGGATGAACAACCATCGACAAGCTGACCATTTTGACGAAATCCGCGGACTTTATGGACGAGCTTTATGACGCGGTCGTGCAATATCCGAAGTCGGAGAAGTTCGCGCTCGGCGCGGATACAAAGGACAGCTTCATGCGGTTCTACCGGCTGATTATTGCAGCGGCAAAGAAGTATTACAAGAAGACAACGCTCCATGACGCGGATGTAGAGTTATTCGTCCTCAAGCACTTTATCCGGATGGGATTCGAGCGCCGCTATATGAGTATCAAGAGATACGAGAGGCTTTGCGCTTACATCGAGGAAATCGGCAAGATGCTTGGCGGCTGGATAAAAGCAGCGGAGAAGCGCTAATCACCTCTGGGGGATGGCCGTATATTCGGCTCCCGATCGCTGGCGGCAATTGGAACAACGGTTCGAACGCGGGAGTTTTCGCGCTGAACGTCAATAACCGTCGGTCGAACGCGAACGGCAACATCGGGTTCCGCTCCGCTTTACTTCGAACGTCAGAAGGCGCAGCCCTACGGGGCTACGCACAGTACACGAAGAAATAAAGGGGCCATTCTCCATGCACCAGCAATGGCGCAAAAAACAAAAACGGATACCCGCGGTTAGTACGGCGCACGCAGGAAGGCGCAGGCTGGAAGGGCGCGGGTAGGTTAGTAGGGATTTTGCTTGAAACGAATTGGGAATATTTATCCAGCTATTTACGACTTTGAAAATCTATATTACGCATACAGGGAGGCGAGGAAATGCAAGCGATACAGGCAGGAAGTCATGCAATTCGCGCAGAGCCTTGAGGAAAATCTTATCGAGATTCAGAATGAGCTGATTTGGCGAGAATACCGCGTAGGGAAGTATCACGAATTTTACGTGCGGGATCCGAAACGCAGACTAATCATGGCGTTGCCGTTTCGCGACCGTGTTGTACAATGGGCGATTTACCGGCAGCTCAATCCGATTCTCGACCGGAGGTATTTATCAACTTCCTACGGATGCAGGATCGGCGGCGGCGCGCATCGCGCGGTTGCGAAGCTCAAAGAATATTTACGACTACAGACCGGCACAGCCTACATTCTGAAAATGGACGTCAGCAAGTACTTTTACCGTATCGACCACGATGTACTCATGGGAATCTTGGAGCGCATCGTGAAAGACCGCGGGCTACTTTGGTTACTACATGAGATTATCTATAGCGACCACGATTTCGGCATCGCGACCGATGATTACGACTTCACGGGCGAGCGGCTTTCCAGCGTCGGAATGCCTATCGGGAACCTTTCTTCGCAGATGTTCGCGAACCTATACCTCAACGAAGCAGACCAATATGCGAAACGCATCTTGAAGTGCAAGTACTACATCCGGTATATGGACGATGTTATCGTCGTGAGCAACGACCGCGCGAGGCTTCGGGAAGTCTGGCTCGCGATGGACGATTTTATGCGCGAGAGGCTACGACTCAAGCTCAACGCAAAGACTTGTATCCGATCCGAGGTGCAGGGCGTTGACTTCTGCGGATACCGGATCTGGCGCGACCATATCCGACTCAGGAAAAAGAGCGCGCTCAAGATGAAGCACCGCCTTCGGTGGCTAAAAAGAGCCTACGCTCGCGGAGAAGTCGACATGCAGACCGTCGCCGCTTCACTAACAAGCTATTTCGGACTATTGTCACACTGCGATAGCTACGAGCTCAGGAAGAGTATACTGAACGACCTGGTACTGGTTAGAAAGCGAAAGAGGTGAGTTATGGGCGAACATGATTTTCAGGCAGAAGTTCTTGAAAGAATGGGACGGCTCGAGGAGCAGTCTAAGCAGGCGCTGGACACTGTGAAAAAGCTTGAAGAGCAGTTCCAGGAGACGAAAGAGCTGGCCATTGTGGCCGACCAGCGCGGACGATCCGCGCATCACCGGATTAACTCTATGTACATCATTGCCGGAATTATCGGCGGCATCATATCGTTTATCGTCGACTATTTCCGGCATTAAGGAGGTGATGCATATGCATGTAACGACGGACATGATTGTCGGTACGGGTCTCGTAGCTTCTTTGCTTGCTGCTATCTTTTGTGGCGGTAGCACCGAGCTTCAGACGACCATTGGCAGCGGGCTAATCGGCTACCTTGGTCGGACAGCCATCGAAGCTAAGAGAGATGGCCTGAAATAACGGCTCTATTGGATTTGAAAGGAGAAATTATATTATGCCCGTATTTGATATTTCTGAATTCCAGCCGGATGACCGTGTACAAGCGCTAAACAACCAGGGTGCGGACGGCATCATCGTCAAGATTGGCGAGGCCATGGAGCTTGATCCGAAGTTCGTTCGCTTCGTCAACGATTGCGTTGCCTGTGGTTTGCCATACGGCGTCTACTATGTATCCCACGCACATGACGCAGATGAGATGATGCAAGAAGCAAAATGGATTAATGACACAATCTACAGCTATCTCGGAGAGAATAATCTGCCGAAACTCGGCATCTGGTGGGACATGGAGGTTGGGTCTGTCCAGCGTGGCGATGTATGGCCTGACCTGCGTGATGCTATCGGGACAATGCAAGCGTGGTATCCTGGCTATGATAAGGTCGGCATTTATGCACAGTACAGCTATTTCACGCAGTACATCGACATGGATGCGCTGGCTTACTACGGCATTCCTGTTTGGGTGGCTCAGTACGGCTACTACGAAAACAGCCTAAAGGCAGAATATCCCGCCTGCCATCACGTCGCATGGCAGTTTACAACGCATGGCGAAACACAGGATGAAAATGAATGGTATGGATTTTAAGGAGGGAGTAATTATGAGTAAGTGGACAGAAGTACGTGACGGTTTGGTAGCAGCACTGGATACCAGCGAAGTGGTAGAATCTGCAAAACAGCAGATCATTGAAAGTTTGAGCAATGAAGGAATGACCGCGCTTGAATCGGTAGCGACGAAGTTTGTGACCCAGGTACAGGCGCAGGCAGCATCTGAAGCAGGGTGGTCTGCAATTCGTGACAAATTCGTACTGCCTTTGCTTATCAATAGCACCATTTGGGCTGTTAAATTTGTGCTGAGCAAGAGCACGATGGATGAGCGAAAAAACGCATAG